CCATGTCAGGCGTTCTCTCAGGCGGTCAAGATCCGGGATCGGGTCAACCGTCCGAACCTCATCCCGGCAACGCGGGACGCTTTGATCAGGTCAGGATCGCCTTATATCATCGAGAACGTCCCCACGGCGATCGACCACCTGGTCGAACCTGTCATGCTGTGCGGTTCTTCTTTCGGTTTGCCGATCCGCCGGCATCGGCTTTTTGAATCCAACTTCTGGATCTGGGGGGTACGATGTTCACATAAGGAATACCCAAAGAGATACCCACCGGCGTGGAACCGGATCAACGAGCTCCGAGTTCTGTCAATCTCCGGGGGCTATCAACAAAGGCAGGCCACCATCGAGGAACATCGAGCAGCCATGGGCATCGACTGGGACATGGACCTAAAGGAATTGAGTCAGTCTATCCCGCCGGCATATACCAGATTCATCGGGCTACAACTCCTCAATAAGGGTATCGATGCAACTTATCACCGAGAAGGTCGCCGGAATTTCAGCGGACCTGATCCTGACATGAAGGAGTATTTGGCTAAATGATTGTAAAGGATACGATCAAATATAAACGCTTTTTAGATACAAAACGGCAATCAGGGATATTGCACGGATTCGCGGGGTCGTATCTCCCCGATTTCTTGTTTGACTTTCAGAAATCCTTGCTGGAATGGTCTCTCAGAAAAGGCCGGTCCGGTATATTCGCTGATTGTGGACTGGGCAAGACGCCGATGCAACTTGTATGGGCAGAGAACATAGTCCGGGAAACTAATAAGCCGGTATTGGTAATAACGCCGCTGGCTGTGTCACATCAGACGATATCCGAAGGTGAAAAGTTCGGCATCGAAGTATCTCGATCTATAGATGGCAGTCATGGGTGTGGGATAACCGTCACGAATTATGAGCGGCTGCATCACTTCTCGCCCTCCGACTTCGATGGAGTCGTCTGCGATGAATCCAGCATCCTAAAATCCTTTGACGGTCAGCGTAAAGCGCTAATTACCGATTTCATGCGAAAAGTACCGTATCGATTGCTTTGTACGGCCACTGCCGCTCCGAACGACTATATAGAACTTGGGACGAGTTCTGAGGCTCTAGGGGAATTGGGTTACGTTGATATGCTTAACCAGTTTTTCATAAATGACCAAAATACTACCGCTCCCAATCGTTTCTGGGATGGTGGAGGATGGCGATTCAAGCATCATGCCGAGCAATCCTTTTGGAGGTGGGTTAGTTCTTGGGCGAGGGCAATCCGCCGACCCTCTGATTTGGGATTCGATGACCAGGGCTTTGATCTACCACCGTTGGATATTCAGGAAACGGTGGTTTCGGCCAAAACGATTAAACAGGGTATGTTATTTGACGTTGCGGCAGTGGGATTGCAAGACGAGCGGGAAGCGCGGCGGAGGACTATAAGTGAGCGGTGCGAAGCAGCGGCTTCAATCGTGAACGAGACAACCCGTCCCGCCGTGATGTGGTGCCATTTGAATGACGAGGGCAATACGTTAAAGGCGATGGTGCCGGGTTCGGTTCAAGTGGCTGGGGTTGACTCGGACGATATGAAGGAGTCCAAATTCCGAGACTTTCAGGACGGTAATATCCGAGTGTTAATTACCAAGCCCAAGATCGGAGCCTTTGGGTTGAACTGGCAGCATTGCTCCCATATGACGTACTTTCCATCACATTCTTATGAGCAGTATTACCAAGCCATCCGTCGATGCTGGCGGTTCGGCCAGACAAATCCGGTGATGGTCAACCTGGTTAGCACTGACGCGGACGAGCGAATAGTGGAAAACTTGACCCGGAAATCTAAGGCTGCCGACAAGATGTTCTCGGATTTAATTCAGTATATGAATGACGCATTATCGGTCAAGCGTAATCAAGAGTATGAGGAGGAGGTGTCAATCCCGTCATGGTTGTAATGAATCAAGAGATCACCGACCAATATGCTATATATCTGGGTGATTGTTGCGAGGTAATGCCCACCTTGCCCAATGAGTCCATCCACCTGTCAGTATATTCGCCTCCCTTTGCGGGACTCTACCACTATTCGTCCTCTGAAAATGATCTATCGAACTGCCGTAGCTATGAGGAATTTTTTGAGCATTACCGATTCGTGGTGAATGAATTATTCCGACTCACTATGCCGGGGCGAATGACCGCGGTCCACTGTATGGATGTGCCATCGGGTAATACCGGAGTTGATGTTCTGAAGGACTTTCCTGGCGATATTATCCGACTTCACAAAGACATCGGGTTTGAGTACATCGCCCGTTACCATGTCTGGAAGGAACCGTTGACGGTTCGCAATCGGACAATGGCTAAAAACCTGGCTCATCGCAGTTTGATTGAGGATTCTTCCCGTTGTAGCGTGGCTTCAGCAGATTATCTCTTGGTATTTCGGAGGTATGGAGAGAACCCAGTCCCAATCGTCCACCCAGTGGGATTAACTGAATATGTTGGTGAGAGGCAAGTGCCTCCCGAATTGCACCATCTGAAGGGGATGGAGGGGAATCAAAGAGAAAACCGATATTCTCATTGGATATGGCGGCAGTACGCCTCGGCGTTCTGGGATGACATACGTCTCGACCGTGTTTTGCCCTATCGCGAAGCAAGAGACCAACAGGACGAAAAACATATACATCCCCTCCAATTAGACGTTATCAATCGATGCATCACGCTTTGGTCGAACCCAGGGGAGAAGGTCTTTACGCCGTTTATGGGAGTCGGGTCTGAAGTTTACGAAGCGGTCAAATTGGGACGTCTTGGCATCGGAGTAGAACTAAAGCCGAGCTATTTTAGACAGGCACAAAAGAATCTACTCCATATCGAGCGGGTTGAGGATGTGCCGTTTCCGATGGGCATATGACGCAACTCATCACCGAGAAGGAATTCCAAGGAACAGTGATCGACATGGCGCGGACCTTCGGGTGGATGGTGGGATTCACCCATGATTCCCGTCGATCCGAACCTGGGGAACCTGATCTCCGGCTGGTACGTCCTCCGAGGGTCATCTTTGCCGAATTGAAAACGATCAAGGGCAAACTGTCGAAAGGTCGGCGGAGCCAGTCCGGGCGATACCTTCCAGGTCAAGACGATTGGCGCGATGCCTTGATGCGGTGCGACGTCGAATACTACCTGTGGCGACCGGACGACAACATCGAGGACATCCTGCGGTGATCAGGAAACGCTCCAAGAAAACGGCCAAACTTTACCGGACCGAGCGAGTCCCGCTGGTCAAGCGGCTTTTGTCCGAGATCTTCAACTGCGAACGATGCGGACAACGTAGCCAGGTGGTTCATGAAAGACTTACACGGGCCAGGGGAGGGTCGATCACAGACCCGGCTAATTGCGTTGTTTTATGCAATCCTTGCCACGATTGGATCCACGCCCATCCCCGGCAAGCTACCCAGGACGGTTGGTTAACGAGGCGGGTTGATCATGTCTTATGAATGGGGCGCGAATCGAACCGTCCGCGTCACCGTGGACGTCGGCGGTTATCAATGGCGGATCCACGGCGCTCCTGACCGTAACTGGTGGGTTTGCCACCTGGTGGAATTGCTGGGCCCGTGCAAACTGGATGTCCCCATCGACAAGAGATTGCGGGAGAAGCTGCGGGAGAAACTGGCAAGTCAACTCGACCTGGCGGTGGACGATATCAAGCCGATCTCGGCAGATTTGATCCTGACTTAAAGGTTATTTAATGATCGATAAAAGATGCGCCCACCATTGGCGGATAGCGCCGGCGGGTCAACGCTGGAGCGCCGGGACTTGTCTGCGATGCGGTGAAGAAAGACAGTTCGACAACGCTCCGCTGATGCAGGACGAATTCACCAAATCAGCGCAGATCCGGGCGGAGAGATTGCGGGAAGATTAAATCTGATACCGTTGGCAGTATTTCCAAGCGAATCTTATACGCCATATGGTAGAATCCACCCATGCAAGACCGCGTTAAAGAGTTGCGTCGCGTCCCCGCTTCCGAACTCCGGGCAAACCCTAAGAACTGGCGTAGACATCCACCGTCCCAGGAAGCCGCCCTCCGGGGAGTGCTGGAAGACATCGGATTCGCGGATGCGGTCATAGCCAGGGAAACGCCCGACGGATTAGAACTGATAGACGGCCACCTCCGGCAAGAGGTCATGGGCGACCAACCTGTCCCGGTCCTCATCGTTGACGTAACCGAGGAGGAAGCGGACAAGATGCTCCTGACTTATGACCCGCTGGCGATGATGGCCCACGCCGACCAGGACCAACTCCTCAATCTACTCCACGACACCCAGTTCGCCGACAAAGCGGTCAACGACATGCTGGAGGCCGTCGCCAATGGGGAACGGCTCCCGATGCCGGACTTTGAACCTGGGAGTATTGATGACCAAGGCCGGTTGGATGAAAAGGCCAAGGTTCAATGTCCAGAGTGCGGACATGAGTTCATGATATGAGTGCAACAGACCTCAAGCTGGATTGGTGCTCCCATGCCGCTGCTAGATATGCGGTGGAGCATTGGCATTATTCCAAGAGTCTCCCAACGCCGCCACTGGTCAAGATTGGCGTTTGGGAAAGTTGTCGGTTTATTGGGTGCGTATTGTTTAGCAGGGGCGCATCGCCGCAGATTGGCAAACCTTACGGGCTGCAACAAACTCAGATTTGTGAACTAACGCGGGTGGCACTAGCTGAACATAAGACGCCTACTTCTAAGATTGTGATGGTAGCAATACGAATACTCGCCAAGGCATATAAGCTCCGCCTTGTGGTTAGTTATGCCGACCCGCACCATTCCCATGTCGGCGGGATTTATCAAGCGATGGGATGGATATATGCCGGACAGGTATCGCCTACCCCTATGTTTTATGCGCCTGATGGCAAGCTGTGGCATAGTCGGATGTGCTCGGCCAATGGCCGCAAACGTGTCTATGGCCGTTGGCGGTCTGTTTGGCGATATGACCAGTGCGACCGCATTATGATGCCGGGGAAATATAAGTATCTTTACCCCTTAGATAAAGCCATGAAAACCCAGATTGCGCCATTGGCTCAGCCCTATCCCAAGCGTCCGAAGGATTCCAGCGAACCACCGGCTATCCATGCCGGAGAGGGCGGGGCAGCACCGACCCGGACGCTCCAGAACTTATTTCCATTGCGGGACCGGATGGCCCGACTGGCAGGTAAGT